ACGACTCTCAGCTTGCTGATGACATTAACAATGGTGTTGACATGCACACAGAGTTGTTCAAAGGAATGTATGGCAGAGCATGCACCAAGGATGAGCGTAAGTGGTTTAAGCGATTGTCTTTTGGGCTGGTGTATGGTGCTGGCCCTAAAACATTGGCAGAGAATGCTGGTTGTAGTGTGGCAGAAGCTAAGAAATTCATCAAGGTGTTTTACAGCCGCTATAAGGGCGTAGGCGCGTTTCACGAATCAATTATGGAGGAGGCATCCAAGGGACGAACATTGTCGTCCAAACGCAGCATTAAGGGCCTTCCTGTAGGTGTGTACACCAAGATAATGCCCACAGGTCGTCGCTATGTGTTTACAGAGTATGACAACGATTGGAAAGGAGGTGTTAGCTTTAGCCCCACTGAGTTGAAGAATTGGCCTGTGCAGGGGTTTGCAACAGGTGATGTGGTTCCTCACATGGTGGGCCTTATAGTTGAGAAGTTGTACAAGAGTGGGTTGTCAGAGCATGTTGTTCCTGTAATGACTGTTCACGACTCAATTGTTTTCGACTGTAAGAAAGAAATACTTGACAAGTTTATCAAAGCGTGCTACACTATTCTTAAGAACACAACCGCCTTCATCAACCACTACTACAACATTGAGATGCCTGTTACACTTAGTGTTGGTTGTAGTGTAGGGAAGAACTGGCAAGACTTAGAAGAAGTCGAGCTATCTAAATATGGAGAGTAGAATGTTGACAGAAGAGCACCGCATCGCTAAACGTAAAGCATACGCAGCAAATCCAGAGAAGTATCGGAATAGACAGCGTGCTTATTCTATTGCGAATAAGAAAATGGGTATTAGTATATGAAATATGTTGAATGGGTGGAGCCTTGGGATTCTACAGATATTCCAGTCATTTGTAGAATGAGATTAAAACATATAGTTAGGGCACAAATTGATAGGCAACCCCTTTATGGCTCTTTCCATGAAAAAGCCATTGAAGATTTTATTGTTGTTAATTGGGGGAGAATAATTGAAAGAATAGATAATGAGCGAAGTGAAAATTGTAGCAGTAACAGTACCATTAAAAATGCCTCTACAGTCCAACCACGGAACAAAGCAGGACAACAGCTACAGTTTAGATAGGATAGACAACTCAAAAGGATACATTAGGGGAAACATAGAGGTAATTAGCCTCCTTGCCAATGTAATGAAGCGCAATGCAACACAAGAGCAGTTACTCAATTTTGCTACAGCCATTCTCGAAAGGAATAAACTATGACTTATACTATTGAACAGATTTCTACTAAAAGCGTAAAAACAAAATTTGGAGAGAAACCCACCTATTCGTTCAAGGCCAATGGCGAATGGTTTAAGTGTGGCTTTAAAAACCCCCGTGTCAATGCAGGTGATGTTGTTGAGTTTGACTTTACTGAGGGTGCCTATGGCAAAGATGTTAATATGGACTCATTTAAAAAATCTGGTGGTGGTGCTCCTGCTCCTGCTGCTGCTCCCGCTCGCCCTGCTGGCGGTGGTGGTTTTGGTGGTCGTAGCAATGTGTTTCCGATTCCTCCTTTGGATGGGCAACGAGCTATTGTCCGGCAAAACTCGCTGACAAACGCTGTGCAGCTTATGAAGGACACTGTGGATAAGAAGCTGTCCTACGAGAAGCAAGCTGAAGCCATCATTGCAGTGGCACGCATGTTTGAAGCCTACAGTTGTGGCGATGCTGATTTGGCCGTAGCAAAGGCTAAAGTGGAGAAATCTACGGCTAAGAAGGTAGAGACACGTGATGAAGAGAGTGATAATGCGTTTGAGGGGGAATAAATGAATGTTTCCACTTTGGTTGATGACATTCATGCCATAGTGGGGAAGGCAGAGGGGCTTGCCACCTCGGCTTTTTCTACAAACATGGCGAATGCCTATGTGAAGCAAATGGGGAAACGTGAGCCACGTGAGCGTAAGCCCAAGACAATTTACTTCTCAGAACTTGGTGAAACTTGTTTGCGTCGTATGTGGTTTAAGCATCACACACCTGATGCTGGTGAAGACATCACCAGTGTGACACGCATTAAGTTTTTGTATGGGGACATGTTGGAAGAGTTGGTGTTGCAACTTGCACGTGATGCAGGGCATTGCGTGGAAGCCGAACAGAAGGAGGTGGAATATGTTAGCGGTGATTGGCGTGTTCGTGGTCGTATTGATGCTATCATTGATGGCAGCGTCGTGGACGTGAAGAGTGTTACAAAACAAAGCGAACGAAAATTCCATGACCACCTCACAGAAGACCCCTTCGGATATTTCGGACAACTCAACGGCTACGCCAATGTTCTTAAGAGCGACGAGATGGGATTCCTCACAATTCAAAAGGAACTCGGACACATTCACTATTTCCCGTTCTCTCCAGACGTTGATGCGTTTGAATACGGCCTCTCCAGAGCTATTGGAACACTGTCGAAAGATGCGCCACCAGAAGACGTAATGGAGGATGTGCCACAAAGTGCAACAAGTCCCAATCGTAAGCTGTGTACCACTTGTTCCTATTGTGCATTTAAGAAAACGTGCTACCCCTCTTTGCGTGGATTTGCCTATGCGGGTAGGGTTGAGTGGCTTACCGTGGTAGAAAAACTACCCAATGTTCCTGAAATTACGGAGGAAGCAAATGAAGAACAAGTTGATTAAACATGTGTTGGAGCAGTTTGATTGGGAGAAGACGCATAAGGCAATGGTGGCACTTGAGTGGGAGTGGCGTGGTGAAGGTGTTCCTAGCATTAGTCAACTTCAGAGCAGGGCAGTCGAACTACTAAACTTCGCATGCACAGAAGCAAAAACCTACCGTACAACCGCTCCAGACTACGTCGGGCCATTCACTGTAGGTACAGGTGGGTTTGAAGCACACGCATGGCTAACAGACGATGGGAAAATTGAGGGTGTTAGGCTGTCATTTATGGTGGCATCTTGGGATGAGTGGCGATGAAGAAAATTCTGATAATTCCTGACACACAGTGTAAACCCGGAGTACCTAATGCCCATCTTGGATGGCTTGGTAAATACATTGTGGACACTCGTCCTGACATCATTGTACATTTGGGGGATCATTTCGACCTACCTAGTCTCTCTAGCTATGACAAGGGAACTGCTGCTATCGAAGGGAAGAGAGTTGTTGCAGACATTGAAGCAGGTAGGGAAGCAATGAGGCTGTTGGAGAAGCCCATTATTAGCCTACAAGCTGCACAACGTAGGTATAAAAAGCCTATTTATAACCCACGTAAAGTGTTCCTAATGGGCAACCATGAGCAGCGTTTAGAGCGTTATGTCAACAGCAATCCAGAACTAATTGGAATGTTGTCGTATGACGACTTTGATTTGAAAGGATGGGAAACATATGACTATTTGCAAATTGTCAACATTGAAAACATTTTGTTTAGCCACTATTTTGCTAATCCAATGTCAGGTAGGCCATACACAGGTAGGGCTGCGTCCCTCTTACAACGAGTCGGAAAAAGTTTTGTTATGGGGCATCGACAAGAACTCGACTTCGCATGTAGGGAGTTGGTGGATGGGAGCAAACAGCTTGCCATCGTTGCCGGTGCATTCTATCAACATGACGAAGGATATAAGGGCTATCAGGGAAATAAACACTGGCGTGGTGTTGTCGTCTTGCATGAAGCCGCCGATGGTTGGGCTGACCCCATGTTTGTCTCCCTATCCTACCTTGAACGGAAATATGGAAAATGAAACCAAGTCAAGTTGGTGAGCAGCACAAAACACTGTTCGATCCTGAGTACAACTACGACCACAAGGTCGTGCAACAAAAGAAGCAGAAGGTGGAAAAGAAACGTGCAGAGAAGGAAATTGAGCGTTTCTTAAAGGAGGGGGAAGATGACTCCGAAGGAATTTGAAGAGTTGGCAAACATCTATCGAAGTAGGTTGGTTAGATATGCTGTGCATAAGCGGGGAGAAGAAGGAGAAGATGCAGTACAAGAGGCGTTCTTAAGAGCATTTGAACACCTAGATAAGTTTGACCACAGCGTAGCCTTCAACACATGGGTGTACACCATTGCTAAAAACATACTAATCAATTGGCAGAAGAAGAGTGCACCAGACATTGACAGCGACGTGGATGTGTTTGACTTAGCAGACGACACCACACCAGAGTTGTTAGCTAGTGGTAGGCAATATGCAGAACTGATGGAGCAACTAACACCAGCAGAGTATGATGCATTGCTAGACAAGATGGAAGGTGTTGTACCTCGCAATCGAACCAACTTAGTTAGAGCAAGGAGAAAGTTGAAATGAATACAGCAGACATGCAGGTGACACATCTCGACCACATGGGAGATGATTGGAGTGTTGTTAATGCAGCACGAGTGAGTTTTGATAAGGCTAGTAAGCCTGACGTTGTTGGCGTTCAGGAGTGGTTTGATGATGAAGGGAATGTCACCAATCGCAAATACATCATGCAGATGAGTGGGGCAGACAAAAAGCTGCTACGCTATTTGGCAACACACAATCATTGGAGTCCTTTCAGTCATGCCTTCGCATCTTTCCGCATTAAAGCCCCCGTCTTCGTAGCACGACAGCTTGTTAAGCATCAAGTGGGGTTGGCATGGAATGAAGTGAGTCGGCGTTATGTGGACAGTGAGCCTGAGTTTTATTTCCCGAATGAGTGGAGAGAGCGAGCGTACAATAAGAAGCAAGGTAGCGGAGATGGAGTGGTGGATTTGTCTCCCATTCAGGACATGGAAGTTGACATGAATTGTGTGCTGTTCCCTGAAGAAGTCGTAGAAAAGTGTCTTAATACGTATAGTGCCTTACTTGAGCTACAAGTGTGTCCTGAACAAGCACGCATGGTGTTGCCTCAAAACACTATGACGGAGTGGATTTGGAGTGGAAGTTTGTATGCTTTTGCTAGGGTGTGCAACTTGCGACTTGACAAGCATTCTCAACAAGAAACACAAATTGTGGCAAAAATGCTTGACAAAGAGATGAAAGTGTTGTATCCTGAGAGTTGGGCTGTTCTTGTTAAAGGAGACGAAGAATGAAACTAAAAGAGTGGGCACATGAGTATGGGGATGCGGTGTGGGACATTGCTGGTGAATGTACTCGTCAATATCTCATCGACTGTTATGAGCTACAAAAACATTGGGAAGGTGAGCCTGACAGTGACAAAATTTTGAAGGCACTGAAGCGCATCATCAAGTATGTTAGCACAACCGATCAGTGGAAGGAGTTTGAGAACAATGCACTTTGACACCTATCAAGCCAAGGCAATGAGTTTTCGTAAGGAGTCTGCTGACAATGTGTATGCCCTGTTGGGCCTCATGGAAGAAGCAGGGGAGGTTGCTGGCAAGTTTAGCAAGATGCGTCGAGATGGAAAAACAGACACGTTTGTAGAGGATGTTAAGAAAGAGTTGGGTGATGTGCTGTGGATGGTGGCTGCAATTGCAGCAGATTTGCAGCTACATTTATCGGACATAGCAGAGGCCAACATCGTCAAACTAGACAGTCGTAAACAACGTAATGCAATTGGAGGCAATGGTGACAATCGCTAAATACCCACACATGCAGGAGTTTAACAGCAATGGAACGAAAACCAAGAGTAAGAAAAACAGTTGGTGGGCAAAAGCCCCCTTCCACAATAATGTCAACAGTCGATCATTGGACAGACGGAAGGATGCGGGCATTCGTAACAAGCGCACTGAGGGCAGCGTTCAGGAAGTTTCCTAACAAGTTTGCTGCTCTTAAGAACGCATATGTTGGCAAGAGGAAAAACAAACGCACAAATAGGGAAGCATCACATTATGAATGTGCTAGTTGTGGCAAGTTTTTCCCTGCTACAGAAGTGGACGTAGACCACATTGATCCTGTGGTGAGTTTGTCTGAGGGGTTTGTCAATTGGGACACCTACATCAATCGTCTCTATTGTCCTGCATCCAACTTACAAATCTTGTGTAAGACGTGTCACAAGAAGAAAACAACTAGTGAAAGGGGTAAGCAATGTTTGACGAATACGACAGCAGAGAAGGAGACTTCCCCTCCCAAGAGGAAGCCCACTACTACTGGACGCTCACCAAGTTTGAGAAAATGTGTGAAGAAGAAGGAGTAGCTAGGGTGTTGTCCGATTTGGCACCGTTCATCAAGAAGAACATGGCTAAATGGTTTGAGGAGAACACATAATGATGTTCATTAGTGTGCACCTCATCACTGGGTTTATGGTGGGCATTGAGTTTGACTTTAAAGATGACTTGATGATTTTGGATTTAGGAATTGTACGACTAATTGTAGGAAAGGACGACGATGTATACCCCTGACAAATGGATTGTTGTCACATTGCGTAACCCCCACACTGGTGAACACATTGACAAGGTGTTAGCAGGTTGGTATGGTGGGTATTTGGGCAGCGATGAGTGGCGCATGAATAGTGGCATCAGCAACGTCGAGGAGCACGAAGACCACTACCTGTTTCACGGTTATTCTGGCAGTGTTTATAAGTGCTTTAAACACAGGTGGGGGACGACAGGGTGGACTGCATCAATTCTCTCCAATATACCAGAAGAGATTGTAGAGGCAACAAACAAATATGAGGTGGCTGAATGAGTGAATTTCGTAGCAATTTGGGTGAGAATGTTTTCCGCTTTAAGTATGCTCAAGGCCCGAATGATACGTGGGCCAATTTGTCTGAGCGACTTGTAGAGGATGTTTGTGGGACACGTGGGGGAACAACACATCCCATTATGACCAAGGAAGACCGTAAGCAATTGGCAGAATATGTTCGCACGTTTAAGTTTGTTCCCGGTGGGCGATACATTTATTATGCAGGTAGGCCCAACAGTTTCTTCAACAACTGCTATTTGCTTCGTGCAGAGGAAGACAGTCGTGAAGAGTGGGCAAACATTGCATGGAGGGCTACAAGCTGCTTGATGACTGGAGGTGGCATTGGTGTCGACTATTCTATTCTACGGCCTAAAGGAAAGCCTATTCGCCGTACTGGCGGCACGTCTAGTGGCCCTATTAGTCTTATGCATATGGTTAATGAAATTGGTCGAAATGTAATGCAAGGTGGTAGTAGGCGTTCAGCAATTTATGCCTCACTCAATTGGCAGCACGATGACATTCGTGATTTTCTTGTTGCTAAAAATTGGAGTGAAGAAATTCGTGCTCTTAAGAACACCGACTTCAATGCCGCTGCTCCGCTAGACATGACCAACATTAGTGTCAATTATGATGATGCGTGGCTCAACGCCGGAGAAGGTAGGCACCTGCACTCTACGTTCTACGACAACTGTCGACAGGCTATGGAGACAGGTGAACCGGGATTTAGTTTCAACTTTGGGGATAAGCAGAATGAAACTCTACGGAACGCATGCACTGAAGTTACATCAGAAGATGATAGCGACGTTTGCAATCTTGGAAGTGTCAATTTGGGCAATGTGGAAAGTTTGGACGAGTTTAAGGCCATCGTTTCTTTGGCAGCAAAATTCCTTGTTTGTGGAACGCTCCGAGCAGACCTCCCTTACGATAAAGTTTACCAAGTGCGGGAGCGCAATCGTAGACTTGGGCTTGGACTCATGGGAATCCACGAGTGGCTCCTCAAGCGAGGATATGAGTATGAAGTGACTCCCGAACTTCATCAATGGTTGATGGTGTATAAAGAAGAAAGTGAGGCATCTGCAAATGAACATTGTGATAGGCTCTTCATTAGTCACCCTGCTGCTTATCGAGCCATTGCCCCCACCGGCACTATTGGAATCTTGGCCGGAACGACAACTGGCATTGAGCCGCTATTCGCGGTTGCATACAAGCGGCGTTATCTTAAAGACGGAACCCGATGGCACTATGAGTATTGCGTGGATGCCACGGCAGAAATGCTAATTAAAGACGGAATAGCTCCAGAAAGGATACAGACAGCGTATGGACTCTCTACACAGTATGAACGAAGAATTGCTTTCCAAGCAGATGTGCAAGATTATGTCGATATGTCAATCTCAAGCACAATTAATCTCCCTGCTTGGGGGACAAAAGATAACAACGAAGCGAAAGTTGCGCATTTTGCAGAGACACTATCTCGATATGCTCCAAGACTTCGCGGATTTACATGCTATCCCGACGGAAGTCGTGGTGGACAACCTCTTACAGAAGTTGAATATGGGGAAGCCGTCAAGCACAAAGGAATAATTTACGAAGAAAACATAGACGCAGGTTGTAAGAGTGGTGTGTGTGGCATTTAATAAGGAGAACACAATGGAAGGCAAACTTAAGTTTCTGTACAACGACTACAATAGTGGGTTGGAAATTCAACATAATCACGATTTGGAACACGAGTCGTGGCCTACGCTGGTAGAACACTTCTTCTATTTCCTTCGTGGGTGTAGCTTCCCTCTCAACCACAAAGAGTGGGTGGAGCATTTTGCAGATGTGTTGAAAGATTGGGAGGAGGCAGAGAGTGACTATTCACCAACTAACCGGCGGCCTAGTGCTGGTGACGGGTGCTGACATGAAGCTACTGAACATTGTGGAGAAGCCCGATGGCAGTGCCATTACACAATGGGACATGTCCCAAGAGGAAGTGGCAATGTTGCTTGAATATGCGGTTGTAAACTTGTTGAAGGAGGCCATTGAAGGTGGAAGACTTAAACGTGCAGAAGGTGATGAAGATGTTGCACAACAGGAGTTTGGTTGGGCTAAATAAGTATGGCACAACAACAATGCGTACCGACCTAGACATTCTGGATTGGATACAGCATTTACAGGAGGAGCTTTGCGATGCTGCTGTCTATTGCGAAGCACTTAAAGGACGCATTAGGGAACAACAAGGAGATTGGAAATGACCTACACAATTAAACGCACAAATAAAAAACTGCCGAAGGTTCTTAAGAACACATTCAGCAGTTATGAAGAAGCACGTAATGCTGCTCGTCGATGGTTGTTGTCAATGTATGGACATCGACTACTATCATTAGAAGGATTCAGTGTACAGATGTTGCAACAATAGCAATGTAGTCTTTGTATGTGTAGTCGGGCGGGACATCTGAATCCCGCATAACAATGGGGGAGCACCAACACTCTTCGTTATTGTCGTCATGTGGCAAATCAACTTTGTCAACACGTCGATGAAACAAGGTGTA